ATCCGTGCTGACAGCGCCAGACCAGAGATGATCAGCCACCTGCGCAACCACGGCTATCCGGGGATGCGGGCAGCAGATAAATGGCCGGGGAGTGTTGAGGACGGCATCGGTTGGCTGCGTGGGATGGAGATTGTGATTCACCCAGACTGTAAGCACGCGCAAGAGGAAGCGCGCTTGTGGAGCTACAAGACCGACCGATTGACCGGCGACGTGTTGCCGAAGCTGGAAGACCGGAATAACCACGTTTGGGATGCCTGCATCGCGCACGGTGAGCCGGTTGCCACCCTGCGCGGCGACATCCCGGTGCAAGATGTCGTTGCGGGCGATTACGTCGCCACCCGTAGCGGCTGGAAACCAGTGCTGGCGGCGGCGATGACCCATGCTGACAAGCCCATTTACAAGCTGGAGACGGCAGGGCAAACCCTGCGCGCGACCGGCGACCACCGCGTTTTTGTAGTGGGCAAGGGCTTTGTCCGCCTGGACAGCATCGAGCCGGGCGACGAAGTGATTATCTTGGAGGACACGCAATGCAACACGTTGAAATCGTCCGTTATGGTGGGGTTAATTGGCGCAGATACCCCAACTCAATCCGCCGCACCGACCGCGAGTATTTCAGCCGCGCGCCAACCCAAAACCGCGAATGCTATTTGCACCGGCAAATCTGGGTGGACAACCACGGCGCCATCCCTGACGGCTGGCACATCCATCACAAGGACGGCAATTGTCAAAACAACAGCCTTGAGAATCTGGAATGCCTGCCTCCGCGTGAACACAGCAAACGGCATGAGCCGTGGGGCGGGCGACGCGAAGAATTTTTGTCGCACATGGCGCGCATCCGTCCGCTCACCAAAGCATGGCATGCCTCGCCGGAAGGATTGGCAAAGCACCGTGAGATTGGCGCATTGGCGTACAAGAATTTTCAGGGGGTGGAAAAACCTTGCGCGCACTGCGGCAAGGCTTTCATCACCCGCAAGCTGGGGCATCAGGACATCTATTGTTCCAACGCCTGCAAGTCTGCCGCCCGGCGCAAGTCTGGCGTGGATAACGAAACCCGCCGCTGCGCCTGCTGCGGAGCGGAATTCACTGTCAACAAGTACGCCAAGACCCGCTGTTGCAGTCGCGACTGTGCACGCCGTCTGCGCTACGGGAGAGCGTGCGCCGGTGTATGACCTGATGGTTGCCGACGCCGAAGAATTTTTTGCATCGGGCGTGCTGGTGCATAACTGCCGCTATGCCTGCGCGCCGCTCATCCGCCGGGGTGGGATGGGCGTAAGTCAGGTGATGGCATCCGCCCGTCGACGCATGGGCAACAGATTATGAGGACAACGATGTTTCGAGGACTGTTCAACAAGACCAAGCAATCAGGCAAGGTGCGCGCCAACCCGGTCAAAGCGGGCGCGCAGTTTGTCGTACCGACCTTCACTCTCTCGGAGAGTGATGTGGACGAGGTGCTCAAACGCGCCAACCTGACCCGTACTGACCTGCTCAAACTGCTCTACGATGACGAGATTTATGGCTGCATCTCCCGCCGTACTGCTGCGGTGATGGGCAACGCTTGGCACATCGAGGGCGACAGCACCGACTGGCTCTATGAGGCGGTGTCCGCCGTGTACGAGGACGCGGTACGTATCATGATGCAGGCATTGTGGATCGGCTCCAGTATCGGCGAGCTCATCTGGCAGGACGGCGAGCAAAAGACCATCCGCGCCGTCGTGCCGCGCGTCATCGAGCAATTCAAGAGCGACGCCGATGGTAATCTGGTTTGGAAATCGCCGAACGGTGGCGAGGTTGCGGTCATCCCGGAAAAAGTGCTGCGCGGTGCGGTCAACGTCAACAAAACCAACCCTTACGGCGATGCGTTACTTTCGCGCGTCTATTGGGCGTGGTTCGCGAAAAATTACGCCGAGCAGTTCTGGAACAAGTTTGCCGAGCGCCATGCCTCGCCGCTGACGGTCATCAAGAGCGCGGTCAATACCGCCAATCGTGATGAGGCGCAGCGGGATTTGGCGGCATTGGCAGCGGCCGGTTCGCAGGCGGTGGCCGATGGTGTCGTCGCCATGAGCGACCAGGACAGCATCGAGTTTGTCGAGGCCAACAACGACGGCGCGGCGCACGAAAAATACACGCGCCACCAAATCCAGCGCATCCAGAAGACATTACTGGGGCGGGTGCTGACCTCCGAACTGGAGACCGGCTCACGCGCGGCGCAGGAGACGGACGACGGTTTTACACAGTCTATCGCCGATGCCGACCTGACCTTTGTTGAGCGCGGAATCAACCACATCGTCGCTTGCCTGCTCACCGTCAACGGTATGGATGCCGAGGACGTGTATTTCACCTACGAGCGCTCACAGGCGATTGATAAGGGGCGCTGGGAGCGCGATGTTGCCCTCATCAACACGGGGACGATTGCGTTCACCGAGCAGTATTACCGCGACAACTACGGTCTTGAACCGCAGCATTTCCGGCTGGTCGAAAAAACGGACACACCGAAGCTGTCGCTGTCTCTCTCACAACTGACGCCGGGGGCGCAGGAGGTAGAGGACGGCATCGTCGCTGCGCTCAAGGATGCCCCGGAGATGCTCGGCGTTGAGGCTGTGCTGGCTGTCGCCCGTGAGGCACGCGATGAGGCCGACCTGATGCGCCGCTTGGTATTGCTTTACGACGACCACGACGACAGCGCCTATACCGACTGGCTCGCGGGCGCGCTGGCATTGGCAGCGGCGCAGGGCTACGTCCATGCCGACAAGGGGCGCTACTGATGGCACATTACCCATCCGCCGCCGATTACCTACGCGCCCGCAGCGTTGAGCCGTCGGCGGATTTTTACGCGCGACTGGAACACCTGCGTCAGGAGGCGTGGACGCTGTCGAAAATCAGCGATGTTGAGCAAATTGAGCAGGTCAAGCAGAGCCTGGTCAAAGCATTGGCAGAGGGCAAGAGCTTCCGCGAATGGCAACAGGCGCTCACCCCGGAGATGCTGGCGCTGCCGCGGCACTATCAGGAGACTGTATTCCGCACGGCGATGCTGTCATCGTACAACGGTGCCAAATGGACACACTTCCGCGCCCACGTCGGCCGCCGCCCCATCCTGCGCTATATCGCTATCAACGACCATCGCACTCGCCCGGCACACCACGCCCTGCACGGGCTGATGATGCCGGTGGATGACGAGCGTTGGCAGCAGCTGGCGCCGCCCCTTGGCTTTAACTGCTTCCTGCCTGGGACCACGGTGCGGGGTGAATTTGAGCTGGGGTTAAAATCCCGCTATACGGGTGAAGCCGTCGAGATAACTGCTGGCACGGGAGACCGTCTTGCCGTCACGGCCAATCACCCCGTATTGACCCGTCGCGGCTGGTTGCCCGCGCACCAAGTCAAGGAAGGCGATTACCTGCTTGCATACGGCGGCGTAGTCAATCCCCTGCTTGCGCGGGTCTTCAACGACCAGTACCCGCCATCCCCGGTCGAAGATGTCTTTGAGACGCTTCGGGCGAATGGATTTGGAATCGCGGATATAGCGGCGTTCCAGTTCCACGGCGACGCGCACCTCAGGGAAAGCGAAGTCCACGTTGCAGGTCGCGACGCGCATTTGATAGCACGGATGCAGGCCGCTGGCCTGCATGGCATCGAGCAATTCCACCTCGTAGGGGCTGGTGCCAGATTTACCGGACAGCTCGCGGGCGACAGCGCGGCGCAGTTTGACATGGCGCAGCGGCTGCTCTTCGCGGATGATGCGGCTAACGTTGCTGCGCGAACAGCCAACAGTTTGTGCCACACGACTCTTGCCGCCTTTAAATACATCGCGGTATTCATTAAGGATGCGTTCACGCAGGGGGCGCGCCTTTTCACGCACAGCTCCCCACGCGGCGGACAACTGGCGCTCCGTGCCGCCGGGAGTGGCTTTGATGGTGAGCCACTTGACGGTCTCCGCTTCGCTCTGACTGCGCCGTGTAACACCATGCGACAACAGGCGTTGACGGATAACCTGACGGCTGACGCCGTGGCGCTTGGCGAGACTGTTTTCACTCTCCCCGGCAATATAGGCCTTGATGATACTGTTTACGACCGCATCCGGCAGGATGTTACGGGGTTTGCCGAAACGTCGGTTGCTGGTGTGAGAAGATTCCATTATTCCGGTCATGTCTATGATTTCCAAACTAAAAACGGTTTAATTGTAGCGGGAAATATCGTTGTTCACAACTGCCGCTGCACGATGGTGAGCCTGTCTGAAAAACAGGCAAAGGCGCTTGGCTACAACGGTGCGCCGGAAAAATTGCCGACGTGGGAAGATGACCACGGCGTCAGCCATACCGCTACGGCTGATAAAGGTTGGAGCAGCCCAGAGCGCCGCGACCTTACCGACTACCTGCGGCAGAAAGAGGCGAAAGCCGGGCTGGGGCGAGCGGTGTACGACGAAGGCAAGCCCGTACCGAAGCCTGAACCGTACCTGCCGCCACCGCCGACCGATACCGCCAGCGCGGCACGGCATCACGTCGTTACCCACGGGCAGGCAGACGGGCTGGAGCATGGCTATCTGGTGGACAAGGACGGGCGTTTGATTGACACCCGCAGCGGCAAGGCGGACAGCATTGACTACACCGACATTCTCGGCTTGCTGGCCGGGGCGACGCTGTATCACAACCACCCGAGCGCCACTTCATTGAGCGCGGCGGATATTTACCTGATGGCCGATAACGGGGTAGCCGAGCTTGTCGCTTACGGTACACACGAAGCGGCGGAATACCGCGCGCAAACCTTGGTGCGTGCCGAAATCGTCAAGGCGACGTTGTATGACGTGGATATTGCCGTGAAGCGGTTTTTAAGCGCCGCCTACAAACAGGGGAAAATGAGCAAGGACGAAGCCATCGCCTTGCGCCCGCACCTCACAAACACCGCGCTTGACAAGATGGGCGTGATAAAATACAGCTCTGTACAAATGAGCCACGCGACGCAAGCAGCCGTCCGCGCTCACGAGACAATGATTCAGGAATGGTTGGAGCAAATCAAATGACCGCAAACAACTATCGCGGCAGACTATACAGCGAAGCGATGCAGCAAACCTTGTCCGGACAACTGGCTATCTGGCAAGACATTGAGGGCGAAAGCCGCATTGATGACGCGGAACGCGCCCGCCTGC